CCGCCGGGATGGTGAGCGCCGCGTCGACGTAGACGGGCACCTGGTTCGCCCCCGCAGGGAGGCCCGCCGTGCCGAAGTAGAGGAAGCCACCATCGAGCGGCTGCCCGTCGCGGTCGTGGAACGTCGGGAATGGCTCGGAGACGGAAAAGGCGCTCATGGGGTCGGCTGCTCCTCGGTGGTCGTGCGTGCGGTCATCGCACCGGCAACCCGCTTCAGGATGGCGGCTTCCTCGGGGCTCCCGACCTTGGTTGACGGGAGACGTAGCAGAAGATTCCGCACCATGGGCGACTCGTAGAGGCGGGCCGCTGCGCCTGCGCCGGTAAGCGCCGCGAGGCTCCCGAGCGTGCTTCCGGTGACTTGGCCAGCCGCAAGGGCCGTGACGGCTGGAACGGCTTGCTGGCCCGAGCTGGTCATCACGCCAGCTTCAGCGGCGCGTCGCGTTGCGCCGAGCACGCGCGTGAGTCCTTCGACGCGTCGCTTGTCGTCGCCCTTGAAGAAGACGCCGAACTGAGGCCCGAGCTTGTCGATCTGAGCGACGAACTTCTCGGGGCTAAGCACGTCGTTCGTCGTCGCCTTCTCCGCGGCTTGCGCGAGGAGCGCGGCTTGCGCGTTCGCGCGTCCCGTGTCGCTGAGGTTGCGGTAAAGGAGGCGAACGTCGCTCGGCTTCGACGAGAAGAGAAGACCTCGGATCGCTTCGGGCGATTCGGTTCCCCTGTCGAGCGCCGTCTTGAGCGCCGCCGTCTTGAGTTCGCCCGTCATCGACGCGAGCTTCTTGTTCGCGTCCTGCCACTTCGCGATGTCTTGCGGCTGCCCGTTGTCACGAATGAAGGCGCTCATGTCGTCGCGAAGCGCGCCGTAGATCGACGAGAGCGACTTCTCGCCCGTCGATCGAACGCTCGCAAGCTCGGGGGCCTTGAACGACTCGCCGAGTTGCTTTCGAAGATCTTCGATGTTGGTGAGGTTCTGCCCCTGGATCGACTGCTTCCAGTCTTCGAGCCGGGCGATGACGGGTTCGAGTTCCTTCGTCTTGAGCCCACGGAGCTTCGCAATCTGCTGGTCAATCGCCGACGTTGCGCCCGGAACTGGAACGGTTCCAGCCTGCGAAAGCCGCGTGATGACTTCGCCCTTGAGCCCGGTAAGCTTTCCGAGCTCTGCGCGCCGTGTCGCTGCAAGGTCCGCCATCACGGCGTCGGAAGCCTGCGCCGCTGACGCTGCGCCGTACTCGGTGAGCACATCGCGCACCGCCTGAACCCGCGCCGTCTGCTGCGCCTCGCGAACGGGGCCAGTGCCGACGAACGGAACGCGCTCGCCTGCGGCCTGCGCTGCCTTGCCCATGAACGTGCGCGGTGGGGCCACGTCGCTCGTGAGCACGGGCACTCCGATCTTCTCGCCCTCGGCGACGATGGCGCGCTCGGCTGCCGTCGCCTTCGCTGCTGGAACGACCTGCGTGCGCGCTGCGCGTGAGCCTGCCATGCCGCCGATGAGGGCCGCAGCGGCTTGCGTCGCCGGGTCTGCGCCGAGCTCCTGGGCTGCCTGCGCAGCGAGGCCGGAGCCGACGCCGCTCGCGAGCTGCGCCGCTGGTTGCTCGGCGAGAATCGTTCCGGCCGCCTTCGCCAATGGTGCTGCTGCGCCTTGCAGCGCTTGCCCTCCTGCGACGCCGGTTGCCACGTCTGCGGCGCTGCCTGCCGCCGACTGAAAGAGGCGTTCGATCGCCGTGCTCGGCTCGGCAACGCCCGCGCGCGTCATGAGCTCGTTGAGCTTGGCGACGAACGGCTCATCGACGCCGAGGAGCTTCGACGCAAGGAGAGCGCCGCCGCCGAGGGCCGCGCCAGTTGCCGCGCCAACGCCGACGAGCGGGGCCGCAAGCGCGCCAGCACCGGCGAGGACCGCCGCAGGCGCAACGCCGCGCGTGATGGCACCACCGATGCCCGCGAGCGTGGTCTCCGGCACCTTCGCGCCGGGGTACTGCTTCGCGTACTCCTCGGGCGAGACGGTTTGACCGCCGGTAATCTCGAGCTCCATCGGCTCGCCTTCGGCGGGGGCGGTCTTTGGTGCCTGACGCTCCGCGTAGAGTCGCTGCGCCTGCGCGATAACGTCGGCCTGCGACGCACCGTCAGGGCCTTCGAGCTCAATCGTCGAACCGTCTGGCGCTTGTACCGTGTAGCTGGCCATCACTTGCCTTTCGTAACGCTGACGATAGACCAACCGCCGCCGGTCGCTGGCGTCATCGCCGGAGCCGCCTGCGTCGCTCGAGGTTGCGCGGGTGTCATCGTCGGACCGGGTTGCGGAGACTTCGCTGCGCGCTCTTCATCCTCGGTTTTCTCCTGCCGACTGATGAAGAGATTCCGTCGATCGAGCCCGTACTCTTTCGCGACCGAATCGATCTCTTCGCGTGTCGCCGTGTCGCGCGCGCGCGACGACTTGTAGAGGTCCGTCGCAGCCGAGTTGATCTGACGAACGGTTTCATCTTTGATCGGCGCGCCGGTCGAGACGCGGTCGACCTCCTGCTTGAACCAGTCCGGGGAGAGAGCGAATCCGCGCGTGTTGCGAAGCGCCTCGAAGTCGCCTTCGCGTACGACGGAACCAGGGTCGATCATCTTCACGAACGCAAAGACCTTCGCAACGCGATTGACCGGCGATGCGTCGACGCCACCAGTCCCCTTGATGCTCGTGAATGCGTTCGAGATCTCTCGGAAGTCCTTCGAGTTTTTCTCGTAGCGCTCGCGGAGCTTCTCCTCAAACTCGAAGCGCTTCTCCGTCGTCAGCTTGCCGACTTGCGACGCTTCGCGCGATGACTTGTAGGCCGACGCGCGTTGCGCGCCAGCCTGAGCCTTGAGCAAGTCGATTCGCGCGCGCTCGCCTTCGGAGAAAAAATCTCGCTTGATGGCTTCGATCTCGGCCTCTGCCTCTTTCTTTGCGAGCTCGGGCTTGAAGAGGGCTTCCTCGCGTCGCTGCTGCGATTGCTTCCCGAGGTTGTCGATGAAGTCCTTCCCACCAGGGACGACCGCAATCGTCGGACCAAGCGCAATTTCGGCTCGCTCTGGGTCTAGGATCGCCGTTTCGGCGAGGTTCTGCATCGCCTGCGCTTGCGCCTTCATGCCGCTCGACTCGTACGCTTTCGCGCGCTCCTGAAGCATCTGGCTTGCGGTGCCAGTGTCCTTCAGCCGAAGCGCGGAGAGCACCTGCGAACCAAAGAGAAGGTCCTGCCGCTGCTCTTCCTTCGTCTTCGCTTCGAAGGACGCGCGAACGTTCTCGGCCATCTCCTTCGGGAGCGTTGCCGAAATCGCCTCGTAGTCCGCCGCGGTGCGCTCCGTCGCAGGCTTTTTGTAGAATGCATCAAGTGCGGCGCGCTGGGCTGCCTCGCGCTGCGCCTTCACTTGAAGCGCCTGGTTCTCGAGCTCCGTTTGCCGACGCTGCGCCGCAAGCGCGTCGGCGCGCTCCATCATGCCAGCAAGCTGCACGCCTTGCTGGAGCCCCGCCGTCACCGCCTCGGCGGGGTTCGGGACGTTGAGCGTGTAGTTGAGTGGCTGGTTGAGAGGTTGCACCATGACTTACTCCGTCGTTCAGCCGGTCTTCGGCTTCATCGCAAACGGACCCTTGCCCATCGCCCCGAGCCCGCCGAGCGTGCCGAGCGCGCCGCCGACACCGCCGAAGAGGTTCGCCATGCCTTGGCCCTGCGCAAGCGCAGCACCGGCTTGCGCCTGCCCCATCGCGCCGAACTGGTTGCCGATGTTCGCCGCGCTCTGCTGCCCGAAGCCAGCCGCGCCCATCGCGCCCTGCTGGCCCATCGCAGAGAGCCCGCCGAGCTGCGCCATCTGCTGCTGAATAAGCTGCGAGAGCATCGCCGGGCGGAACTGCGCCAGCGCCGCTTGCGTGTTGCCGCCGCGAAGGCCCCCCGTCGCGCTTGCATTCTGCAAAATCGCCGACTCGCCTTGCTGAAGCATCGCCTGGAACTGCGGGCTCTGTTCGAGCTGCGCGATCGCCGCCGCTTGCGCTTCGGGGCCTGCTAGCCCAAGGAGCGCCTGCTGCTGTCCGAGCGCGCCTTGCCCCGCTTGCATGTAGGGTGCAAGGAGACGCTCGGATTCCGCCTGTTGACGACGCTGCTCTTCGATGGCGGCCCGCGATGCGTCGCTTTGCGCGCCCGATGCCTCTTCGGCTGCTGCCTTCTGTGCGAAGTAGCCGCCGACGCCCGTGATGATGGACCCGCCAATCACTGCGGTTGCGATTGCACTCATGATCCCTTCTCCATAGCAGCGATGCCCGAGAGCTTCAGCGCTTCGCGGTAGTCGATCGTCACTTCGTCGCCAGCGCTGCCGCCCACGCATCCGGCGACATCGCGAACGGCGTACAAATGCACGTCTCCGCGGTCGTCAAGCGCGAAACGTGCGTTCGGAAGCGCGGCGTGATTCACGAAACGGCCTGCGGGCGTACGTTTGCCGCCGAGCCTCGCCGGTGCGATGTACTCTCCAGCGCGCGCTGGCTCCGAGAGGAACGCGCCGCGGCCCTCAATCGGAGAGCGCCGCACGACGAAGCGCGAAGCGTACTCGGGCGGCATCGCGCACTGGTCGTCTTCGTTCTCCGACTGAGCGCGCGCCGTCTCCTCAGAAATGCCGACCTCGCGAAGCATCGCGCCGAAGTCGTCGCGATCGACCTGGCGCGATCCGACGGACGTTTCCCACATGATTCGCTCGGCCTCTTGCGACGTTGCGCTCTTTTCGAGAAACGTCGCTTCGAGCGTTTCGATGTCGCGCTCGTTCGTCGCGTAGACGTTGAGCCAGACGGTATCCTCGAGGATGTAACCGACCTTGCGCCCCGGTTGCCCGATGTAGACGAGCGGCGCGCGAAGCTCCTTCACGCCGTCTTCAGTGACGAGAGCAACGACGCCGGAAAGCATGACGTTGACGTGCTCCGTCTTTTGATGATGGCCAATCGCGAAGGTGCCTGCTTTCAGCGTCACTTGACGAATGTAGACGCCGGGAGCGAAGAAGTGCGCAACCGGGCACTCTGCTTGCGGCTGCGCGAGCATGACACTGGCGAGGCGCTCGATGCGCTCCTCCGTCGCAAGCGCGCCAGAACGCACCGCCTCCGCGAGCGTCGTCATTCGGCTTCGAACTCCTTCTCTTCCCACGCCTGACACGAGCGGAGGTCGTGGCACACGAAGGAGAACTTCGTGCAGAATCCACGGAAGCCTGCGCCGACGTCGAACGAGTTCCAGGGGATGCGCTCCATCTTGAGCTGCGTGTCCGGCGTGTTGTCGTAGTACTCGCAGTTGGAGCAGCGCCGACGGCGCGCTTCGGCCTCGTCGACCTGCATCGCCTTCGCGAGCGCGCGCCAGTAGTCGGCGTTCGCACCGCGCTCGTTCGACGGCTGCTCGGGGCCGAGCATCCAGTCCTGGATGACCATCAGCGTATTCTTCTTGTTCTCGCTCGTGGACGGGAACGGCTTCTCGACGGGGATTCCGAGCATCATCATGGAGTGCATCCTATCAGGTAAACGTCACGCCGTTCGCGGACCCGTAGAGCGCGCCCGCCGCGCTCGCGAGCCATTGAATCGTCTCGCCTGGGTCGAGAAGCGCCCCGATGACCTCGGGGCAGAGGTAGCACTCGCCGGGAAGGATCGTCTTGTCCTTGATGCGTTGCGACGCGCCAGCGGGGCCGAGCCAGATCGAGAGCGTGACGTTCGCCGCGCCGACGTTCGTGAACGCCATGTAGTCGATGCGCGTGCGCGCAGAGGTCGACGTGTAGATGGTCCCTTTGACGTTCGGCACGAAGCCCGGGTCGATGATCTGAATCGGCGTGACGGCCATGGGTTAGCCCTCCTGCGTGACGGTGAGAATGACGGACGGAATAGCAGGGACGGGGGCCAGTGCGGGGAAGTGTTCGAGGCGCACGTTCACGTCGTCCGCCGACCACATGAGCTCGAAGTATCCCTCCGGCTTCATGTCGAGGACGAAGTTCCACGCCGCGACGAGCTCGGAGTTGTTGCCCTGCAATCGAATCGAGGTCGCGCTATCGGGCAGATCCACGCCGTCGACGCGCGGCCAAATGAAGACGAGCGCCTGCCCGCCGCTGGTCTTGTCGAGCTGCGCGGAAAACTCGAAATTGTACACGCCCGCGTCGGCAACGTAGATGCGCGATGTGTTCACCTGGTCGCGCCAGATGCCGCGCTCGATGTCGCTCATCGTGAACGTGATCGGGTACGCCGTGTTGACGAGGACCGGGGCCTGGTCCGTCGTGTCGTGGAACGACGCCACGTTACGCCGCACGGGCACCTTCGGCGGGAGCGTCGCGCCCACCATCGCGAGGCCCTCAACGGCCACCAGGGCGCGTTGAGCAGCTTGGGCGACCGAGAGGGCGGTCGACGCTTCGATCGCCCCGTCTTGGGCCAGTTGCGCGACAACGCCAGCCAGCTTGTTCACGCCCGCGAGCGCCGCCCCGGCGTCGTACGCCACCGCGTCGAGCCCCGTCGTTTGAATCTCGTCGACCGACGAGAAGAGGAGCTCGAATTGCCGGATCTGCTCGTGCTCCTGAAGGAAAGACGCGAGCTGGTCACGGGTGAGGCCAAGACGACGGATTGCCATCACCAGGCCAGGGGTTCGAGCTGCGCTTCGAGGCGAGCCACGGGAAGGTGCGCCCACGAGTCACCGCGGAAGCGTTGAATGCGGAAGCGCCGCATGAAGCCCTGACGCCGCCAAGCGATGCGGTGCTGACGCGCGCCGAAGGTGCCCACGCGCGCGGTGTGGTCGACCGACCACGAGAGGCCGTCGAGGCTGTAACTCGTCGAGATGAGCGGGTCGGTTCCGAACGGCACCGAGCCAGGGAGCGCGATGAGCTCGAGCTCGTGGAAGATGGCCCCGTTGCCCTCGTTGTAAGCGATCGGCGTCGTGAGCTCCCAGCGCACGCGCTCGCCCCAGTGCGTCGAGACCGTCTGCACGAAGTGCCCGAAGGCCGCGCTCTGCGTGTCGCCGACGTTCCAGCGGTCATAGGCCCAGACGAAGTTGCGGGCGCGGTACGTCGCGAAGCCTTGCAGCGCGCTCACGAGCACGAACCACACGGGAGCGCCGAGCGCCTTCGACGCGGCGGCGTCGTAGACGAGCGTGCGGTCGGGGAGGTGAACGTAGAGGAACTGATGCGCCCGGTCGTTGCGCGCCTCGAGCTTCACGCCCGAGAGCTGCGCGGTCGTGTACGTCGCGAGGATCTCGTCGACCTCTTGCGTCGAGACCTTGTTCGCCATCGCGTTCGCGCCGATGTAGATGCCGGGGGCCTCGTTGCGCCCACCGCCGAGGAAGGCGAGCGCCTCGACGAAGACGCAGCAGGCGAAGGTGCCGACGCATCCCTTCATGATCTGCGCGCCCTCGATGCGCTGAAACGGAAAGCCGACGCCGCCCACGTTGTCGAAGACCTCGATCGTATTCGCGTTGAGCACCGCGACCTCGTTGCGCAGCTTCACGACCGCGACGACGGGATCGGGGTCCGCTTCGCTGCTCGCGTACTTCAGCGGATTCACTTCGAACGGGTCGTTAAGCTCCGTCACGACGAGGAACTCGCCGTCCGTCGTGAAGAAGTACCCGTCGACCCAGCAGAAGTCGACGACGACCCCGAGGTCGGGGTCGGTGACTTGCGAGAGCGAGGAGCCTTGCAGGTAGTAGAAGCGGCCTCCGCTCGCGATGGCGAGCCGGTCGAACGAGTAATCGAACGAGACGAGACCGCCGGGGCCAACGTCGCCGAGCTCCTGCACGCTGCCCGCTGCGTCGATGCGCACGAGCTTCGTTCCCATCACGCGGTAGACGAGCCCGTTCCACTCGATGCCGCCGCGATCGACGCCGGGGCCGGTGCCGTCGGCGACGATGCCATCGCCGGGACGCAGGTACGCCTCCGAGATGCCCGTGGCCATCGGCACGGGCACCATGTTCACCGGGTACGCCGTCCGAAAGTCGGGCGTCGTCG